CCTAGCCTCTACAATTAGGGCTTGAATGGCGTCAACCAAACATACTTGATTAGTTTCCCACTGCTCGCTTTTATCCATGTCACCGTAAAACATATTGATATTAACTAAATGAGCATGAAAAATCTCTTCTATCTTAGCTTCAGGGGTCATAGTAAACCTCGTAAACCAAGCCCAAAGATTATCCCCAGAGTAAACCCAAATATAAGCCGACTGCGATGGACATAGCGAAGTTCAGGTGTCCAATTCTCTTTATGTTTCAACTTCTCAATTATTGGCTTCTTACGAGCAGATAGTTTACTCATTTATTTAACCTTTCTTAACTTGGTTAGACGTTTTTCTACATCAGCTGTAAATATCTTCTCAGGTTTAATGGGTGGCTTCCAATAATTGTGACCAAATATCCAACATTTCCACATCTATAACTCCTTTATACGTTGTCTTAGTTGGCTGCGTAATTTATTGCGAACATGAGCTTTCTCGTTGAATATTGGTGGCGTGGTAGGATAATAATGCTTGTCTTTAGGTGCTACCTGTTCGTCCTCCCCAATCATATCCATAACCAGCTCCACTATCTTGGTGTGGGCGGCTTCTACCCTAACACCATACAAGCCATTCTTACCCACTAGTTCATAAAGTACTTGGCGTAGGTCTGTAGGTTCTTGGGTCATGATTTGTCCTTCAAAGCCATTGCTGCCACTAAAGCATAGTTCGCACATTTAGGATTAGCGCAGTAACCCTGACGCTTTTTGCCCCATCTATGGTAGGTGTAGGCTAGGGGTTGTTGGCACTTCACGCAGTATCGCTGGTCGCCCCATACTAGAGCAAATGTTACTATTTTCTCAGTGGGGGCGGTTAGTTTCTTAGTCATTTTGCTCCTTTGCATTACTAATGTTTATACCGTACTCGATAAGCTCTGTATCCTGTATTTCTTGGGCGTATTCGATGGCCTCTAGCTTATCGTTAAAGGTTTTTCGGAGGCTGCCGCCGCCAATATCATCATCTCGCACCCAAACCTGCCATTTATTACCTTTCGGTTCAATGCTTAGGAAGTTATTGGCGGACATATGGCCCCTTAACGCTCTCAGAGGCCGTGAGAGCCATTTTATCCAGCAATCGCCTATAATCCTCACATAACTGTAAAACATCGTTTATTTGGATTGTCTGGAGGTCTACTAAGTCAAGCAGCTTTTGGGTCTTGTCGGTAATTTCCAATTCAATGGCCATTCTATCGGTATCATTCATCTTGGTACTCAGGGATTAAGTCTTTTTCATCCAGCCACACCAAAAAGTCACCAGCGTTGGCGTGGGTTTTAGTAGTCTTGCACTCCACTAAATATTTGTCCCAGTATTTGTCATAAACGTTCTCTAAAAATATGTCGTTAGTTAGGTTACTCATTCCAAATCCTTATTATTTCATTATATCGTTCTTGACGTTGTATGACTCTATTTTCTTGGGCTGGACTCAGGCCGTCAGCCCAGTGCTTGCGCCTTTTGTTAGGTCGTATCACTAAAATAGCGTCCTTTTCAGGCATATACTTAATTCTAATTTTCTTCATAAAACTCCTTTCTTAGTTTGAGCGTTCCAGCAATCTCACATAATGCTCGAACGCCCACCCCTACATAATACTGTTATTAAACAGAGGTGGTTTTACAAGTAGCTTATCCCGCCCCTAAGAGCGTATTAGTTAATCGTACGTTCTAACTAATGTTCCGCAGTAAATCTCTCTTAGCGAAGTAAAGTTTATTCAACTTCTTTTCTTCTTCCATGAGTTTTTTTACTTGTGTGCGGACATTCTCCTCAGCGACTCGCAGTTCTTCCTGTGCTCGCTGGTAGTAAACTAACTGATGTTTTATCCGTTCTTTTACTTCTTGAAGTGGTGTTACCGTAATACGTTTCATTTTTATCCTTGTCTACTCTTATGGAGTGGGTGGCTGGCTTACAATGACTAATACCGCCTGTCTACGGACTGGCTACCGTTCATCGGAGCATTGAAAACCGCCCACCCACCCCTTAAAGGAGCAGGAAAAGTTACTTGTTATCCGGCATAACTGCCGTTTAATTGTTAAGCTTCTTTTATCTAGGGGTTGCCAGCAATAAATTGCTAGCGGTTGAGCTTAATCCATTGATGAGCTGCTATTTTCGAGAAAAAACCCTTTTCTATCAAGTGTTCCCCGATAAACACGCCCCAGTTAAGATGTCCAACCTTTCGAACAGTGTATTTTCTCATCATCAACCCCTTATTTAGCGAACAAAAGGCGAACCCCTAGATCGTGGGTAACACCTTAGGTTTATTAATGACAATCCCTAGATAAATTGTGAAGTGTTAGTTAAGGTTGTGGGGCGAACTAATCGTGGTAAGCGTGCGGAGATTATCCAGCTTGACTTTCGCTCACCCCTATATTTTCTTACTTACTAGCTAAGTTTCTCTATGTTCGCTTAACTCTGCCAACAGCATAGCACCTACATACTAGGCGGTCAAGCAGAATGTTACATTTGCTTAGACTTATAAACAACCTCTATCTGTTACAGCCAGTGTAGTATGCACAACACCCCACCCAAAACTAAAGAATGGTAGAATATGGTTATGAGAAGCAAAGACATTGAGATAATCAAGCACAAGGCTAAGGGCAAGACTCTTAAGCAGATTGCAGCAGTAGTCTACCCTGACCAGAGTGTCCACGCCGGTGAAGTGTCGGTTAGCAGGCGGCTGAAAAAAGCTGAAATACAGACGGAGCTGCAAAGAGAGTTAAACAGACAAGGCATAACCCTCAAAAAAGCCCTCGCCCCCATTAAAGACGGACTGGAAGCTACCAAGTACGCTCAGGTGGAAGGTGATTTTTTTGATACCCAGCTACCAGAACATACCACCAGGCTTCATGCTTCACGCATGGCCTTGGATTTACTAGACCGCGCCACCCCATCAAGTTTAAGCCCTGTAGATTCAGGTAGGATAGCCGTAGCTTTAGAGCATGGCAGCGAGACGGACTTGCTTGGTGTGATTTTCGGTAAACGGAGTGCTGAAAAACCCACCCCTACAAGTAATGTATTAGAAGCATAATAGACGAGCAAGAGTAATAGAACGGGTTAAAGCTAATTTCTAGCCATTCTAAGCCCTTTTAAGGTGTTAAAAAGGCAAGACCTGATACTTTATACCTTTTTTTAACAAAACAGGCAGTCGTACATTAACAGGGGTAGTAGCGTAAGCTAAGCGTATCACCCACCCCCCACTACATATAGCGTGTACTGTACTCATTATTATATATAGGTTATAGGCTGTTTAATGGTGTTTTAAGGGGTAGCGTGCTCCACTACTAACAGGGGTCACGGGCCACCCAATCAGACCCCATAGACCACCCAATCTGATGCGTCAACCTCCTGTTGTGTAGGATTAGCATTACTCCTTGTGTGACAGAAAATATTTAACTCCTTGTCTGGTAGAAAAAAATAATACTTGACATTGTCCAACTGGACATATATAATCAGGGGTATGAAGAGCTGTTTGAACTGTAATAAGGAAATAGGCGGTAAAGCTACCTACTGTTCTGAGAAGTGCTCTAAAGCTTACCGAAGGCGGACAAAACAAGGCGAACAACCCGGACAAAATGACCCGAATTACCCGGACAAATCAACCCGGACATTAGATTTTGAGCTAACCCGGACAGACCTTGCATTTGACGAGTGGCAGACTAGTCGTGGGAATCCCAACTATTACAATTTTGATAAGGAAGTATTTGAAAGAGTTTGTTTCCTTCCTGATTGTGAGCAGAAGTTTAAGACCCATCTCAAGTTACTAAAGTATTGTTCACCAAAACACTATGTTGATGGGTTGGGTTTAATTGTTCGACTAAAGACGAAGGGCAATAAATGAAGAAACTGTTAATTATACTGGCTATTGTTTTGCTGGGGTGGGCGTTAAGCGTTCAGGCCGAGAAGTACGATGGCGATTGTACTGGCACTGAAACCGTCGGACGCTGCGCTGATAAATACATTCCTCACACGCCTACTGGTTGTCCTTACGGTGACAGTATTCCTCTAGATAGTCCGAAATGCGTCCCCGAACAATCCTGGGGGAAGTGATATACTTTAATCAGTGGATTTACAAACCTTAGCCCTCCAGAAGATAGCCCTCCGCTGCCGGACTGACCTTTACTTTCTGTGTAGGGAGGTGCTGGGCTACGATTTAATGGTGCCCCACGTCCACCAAGAACTATGCGATTACACGACTTCCGTCCTCCCCAACCATCCGGGTATCAGTAATATTGAGGGGTTTGACCCCTCCAAGAATTTTCTGCTGCTGCTGGAACCCCGGGGTGTGTTCAAAAGCTCAATCGTGACTATCGGCTTGACTCTCCAGTATGTCCTGAACGAGCCGAATGCCCGGATTTTAATAGACTCTGAAACCTTCTCCAAGAGCAAGGCTTTTATGCGGGAGATAATCGAACATCTGATGGGCAACCCCAAGTACCGGGAAATTTTTAAGGCTATCCACGGAATGTATCCTTTCGAGAAGAAGAGTAAGGCTCGGCTGTGGACGGACTCTGAGCTGATACTACCCTGTCGCACCCGCCCCTTGAAAGAACCGACTATTTCAGCCGCCGGGATTGACGTTACTAAGACTGGTATGCACTACGATTTAATTATTATGGATGACCTGCACTCCGAGAAAAACGTCACAAATAGGGAACAAATCGACCAGGTTATCCAACACTACAAACTGGGATTGGCTCTGCTCGACCCCGGTCAGCCATTGGTGGTAGTGGGGACGCATTGGGACTTCACCGACCTCTACCAGTATATTATTGACTTCCAACAGAGCCGTTTTAATGTTCTAATCAGGGGGGCTTACAAGGACGATGGTTCTTTATTTTTCCCCGAACGGTTGGATAAAGAGTTCCTTGACAGCCAGAGAGAATCATTGGGTGGTTACTTGTTTTCTTGTCAATATCTTAACAGTCCTGTCAGTGATGAAACGGCGGTTTTTAAACGTGACTATATTAAATACAAGACCCAAGAAGAAATTAAAGGCCGCCCCATAAACTGGTATTTAAGCGTAGACCCATCCTACGAAGGTACTTACTCAGACTACGCTGCTTTAGTACTGGCCGGTATGGACTTCCAGCGGGATATTTATGTACGTTATATCACCCGCCAAAAGATGACCTATGGCGATATTATCAATGAAATCTTTAGAATCTACACCCACCGTGATTTCCAGGACATTAAAATTGGGCGGATATACCTGGAAACCATCGCCACCCAAAAATCTATCGGTGTGGAGCTGAACAACGAGATGAAACGGCGTAACACTTGGTTGCCGGTGGAGGAAATTCGCTCCCAGAAACTATCCAAAGAGGAACGTATCAGGGGGTTGGCTCCATTCTACGAATTTGGCCACATTTACCATATTAAAGAATGTCCGGAACTGATAGAGCTGGAGTATGAGCTGCTGCATTTTCCTAGAGGCCAGCACGATGATATGATAGATTCTTTGGCGACTATTGCCGAGCGGGCTTCCCCACCTAATGCTAAGGGTTGGGGTAGTGACGACAAGCCCTCTAAAAAACGCCTGATGAGTGTCAAACCCCGTTCGGTGGTTACGGGATATTGAACAGACTATTGTGCTTTTAACCTAGCTATATCTTAATGTGAGATATGGCTGACTCCGAACTTGAAACCAAACTAGCCAGGTTGCAAAAACAAGCTGGCCAACTGGAACCCGAACCACGGGATGCCAACCGCTACAAGCCCAACAAGCGCCAGCGTCTAGTACGCCGCCGGGTTTATGAACGTTTTTATTGGTTGCGTGATGACTCCCTGCGGACTGAGGCCGAACAGGACTGGGAGCTAGCCGATAAAGAATACAATATGTTTCGCGAGAGTGTCGATGACGACTGGCGGGCTAACCTGCATCTCCCGGACGCTTTTGCCGCCATCCAAGCCCAGATGCAGGAAACGATTGAGCGCAAATCCCGCCCCAACCTTATCCCAACCGAAGAGTCTGACGAGCCGATAACCGAATTCTCCAACGCCGTGCTGACCTACAACATGAACAATACCGATTACGACTATCAGTACTTCTTAGCTAAACTGGCGGCGGCGATTAGGGGCACTGCGTTCCTGATGAATTACTGGCGGAGGGACAAACGGGTGGTCAAAGACCCGACTTCAGTCAACGATGACGGTGAGATTAAGTACACCGACAAGGAAATTACCGACTTCGATGACGATTATACCGAGTGGGTACCCAACGAATTTATTTATATTGACGAAAAAGCCAAGCATATCAACGAAGCCAACGATATGTTCAAGCGGGAGATTATAAATATCGAGGAGTTCCACCGCATTTATGAGAACAAATCCGGCTTTTTCGACACCGAGTTCGTCGTCCAAGGCGGCGATACTTCCAACCGTTCCTATTACAAACTACCTAAAGACACCACCGAGCAGGATGTGGAAGTTTTACACTATTACAACCGCTCCATTGACGCTTATTGGGTAGTAGCCAACAACGTCACTATCTACGACGGCCCTCTCCCCTCCAAACACAAAGAACTGCCGCTGGCCGTCATGTATCAATATAGGGTTCCGGGTCGCTTCTGGGGTCTGGGTATTCCCAAGGTCATCCACTACCTGTCCGAAGAGCGCAAGACTATTAGAAATCTCAACATGGACCGTCAGAAGCTTCAGATTAACAAAATGTTCATGCATAATACCAGTTTTGACATTGACGACGAAGATTTGGTTTCCCGCCCGCACGGTCTGATTTCTGTTGATACCGGCGGCCAACCAATCCAAAATGCCCTGGTACCGGTGGAATACGGCGATGTCCCAGCTTCTTATTTCCGTACTGAGGAAATCCTGCTGGAAGACATCCGCCGGGCCCATGGTATAGATGACCGTATTCAAGGGGTCAATATGGGCGGCACGGCTACCGAAGCGGCTATCTTAAAAGAAACTTCTCTAAAACGGGTCAACCTAATTATGGTTTCCGCTGAGATGGATACTGTTATTCGTATCGGTAGATTGAAGTGGAGTAATATTCAGTGGCTTTATGGTACTCCGAGACTAGAGAAAATCACCCAAAACAATAAAGAGCGGGAGAAAAAGATATTCCGTACCATCTCCGTACAAGGCAAGAAGTTCGCCATTGTCGATGACGATGGTAAGAAATCCCTGCGAATGGAAGACGTCAAAGGCAACTCAGCCCTGACTCTTAAACCAGAATACGCCAAGTATCTCCAAGGTTCCTTTGACGTTTCGGTGGACGCTGATATCTTCACCCCGATTAGCAAGGCTATCGAGCAGACCAAAAAGACTGAGATGTTCGGGCTGTTGCTATCCAACCCAGCGACTATGGCAGTCATGGATATCAATACGGCTACGGCTGACGTTCTGGCAGTCAATAACATCAAACCGGAAAAATGGCTGAAGAATGTCGAGAATAAAAAGGACATGATGATGCTGGCCGAGAGCGAGAACATGGTCATAGCCGCCGGACAGCCATTGTCCGGAACTCAAAACGCCAGCGAAGACCACACCATAGTCCATCTAATGTACACCCAGACCGAGGAGTTCAAGTACCTGCCCCAAGAGATTAAACAGTTAATCATGGCCCACATTATGGAAGAACATGATAATAATCCAGCCACTGGAGCGGCGGCTGATTTGATGGCCCAGCACGGTTTAATGCCTAAACCGGAGGTAGCGGCAGGAATGCCTGGCATGGAAACACCCCTTGGCGGACCTGGACTACCTCCGCCCAACCCCAGCGCC